GCCACAGCTGATGTGACAATAACTTTACCGGCAGAAACAGGCACAGTATTAACAACTGCCTCATCAATTGCCAATAATAATCTTGCAAATAGCACAGTTACTATCGGAAGTTCTTCTGTTGCATTAGGATCAAGTCAAACTACATTTACTGGATTAGCTTCAATAACTTCAACAGCTGTAGTAACAAATGACAGTGGATTTAGAGTTAGAAACAATAGTGACAATACAAAAATAGTTGCACTTGATTGCTCTGGAATTACAGGCAGTACAACAAGAACCATGACTGTCCCTGACAGTGATGGGACAATAAGTACGGAGAGTTTTGCTACCGCAATAGCAGTAGCGTTAGGATAGTATTATGGCAACCCAAGTTCAATTTAGAAGAGGAACAACAGCTGAGCACAACAACTTTAGAGGTGCTGATGGAGAAGTAACTGTAGATACTTCTATAAAAACTATTGTAGTACATGATGCAATAACACCAGGTGGATTTCCTTTATTAAGACAGGATGCTTCTAATTCTGAATTAGTAAGAGGTTCTACTACTAACTGTGCTTTAAAATTTTCTGGAGATTTTGATACAGGAATAATAAGTCCGGCTTCTGACGAGTTAGCTTTAGTTACTGGTGGGTCAAGTCGTCTTACAATAGATTCTAATGGAGCTGCGACCTTTACAGGTAATGTCCAAATTAATGGAGAATTATCAATTACAGGTAATGTTAACTCTGAGGAAAACTTAGCACTAATTATTGCTTTAGGATAATATGGCAAACACCTTCAAAGTCAATACAAAATCAAGTTGTGTAACTGATGCACATACCAGCACTAATGCAAATGTCTTATCGGCAGGTGCTTCTGCAACATTAGTTCTTTTAAGTATTTTAGTTTCTAATAAAACTGGAGCAAGTGCTGACGTTGATGTTTTTTTAGTTACTAATTCAGGAGATGATGTATTTCTTTTAAAAAATGCACCAGTGCCAGCCGGCTCTTCATTGGAATTAATTAGTGGATCAAAGGTAATTATGGAATCTAGTGATGTTTTAAGAGTAAGAACTGATAGTGCTAGTACTCTTGACGTTTCCGTAAGTTATTTAGAACAGACATAAAATGGGATTATCAGTTAATAATGATCTAGTAAATTTATCTGACAATTTTGAAAGTCTTAAATCAAAAGTTGAGGCTATTGAAATTATAGTTTATGGAGAAAAAGTATTAGAATTAGATGATTCTACTTGGGAAAATATTAGAAAAAAAAGAGATTATATTTTAAAATCTACAGACTGGACTGTTATTCCAGGATGTTCTGTTGATCAGGCTCAGTGGTCTGCTTATAGACAAAATTTACGAGACATTCCTCAAACATATACCGTAATTACAGATGTAGTTTGGCCTACTCAGCCATCTACATTAGGACCTAATAGTTAAAAAGTCCCATATTTACTGAGCTTAAAATAATTAAAGAAATTAAGAAGACTTCTAGGTTAATCTGCTATGCCATATATTGGAAATACTATTCGCTCTGCTGAAGATTACAGGTTAATTGATGACATAAGCAGTGGTTTTAATGGGAGTACTACAAGTTTTGCTTTACAAGTTTCAGGTGCTGCTCCTTCTCCTTTTCCAAAATCGCCTCAACAAGTTTTAATATCTGTAAATGGTGTTATTCAAGAACCAGATCCTACTGGGTCTTCAGGATTTAATTTAGTAGGAACGAACATAGTTTTTAGTTCGGCTCCTGCGAATGGTCAAGCATTCTTTGGAATAATATATGCAACTGCTGATTACATAAATGCAGGAGGGTCATTTCCTGCAGGATCAAGTAGTCTTCCCTCTATAACTTTCAGTGCAGATACAGACACAGGATTATATAGAAAAGCATCTGGTACTGTCGGATTAGTTTCAGATGGGACTGAAGTAGGAACTTTTGGTAGTAGTGGTATTACTGCCTCAGCTTTTGTTGGTGATGGGTCAGGACTCACAAACCTTCCTTCAACAGGGGCAGGTTTAATAGGACCAGGTAATGAGGAGTTGTTTTTAGAAGCAGAAAATCAATTAGATGCCAGTTTCGCAACAACATCAGGTAAAAATTATTTATCAATAGGACCTTTGACTATTGCTTCTGGTGCCACTCTTACGATTACTTCTAGCTCTGTTATGACTTTTGTCTAAAAATTATTTAATTTTAAAATTATGGCTAATTTAAATGTAGATGAAATTGAGGCAAGTGGTACTAATGAGAATGTAAAAATAAGCACACAAGGAACGAATGGAGCTTTAGAAGTTAAAGGTGCAAGTAATGATGGTACATTGCAACTTAATTGCTCTAATAATAGTCATGGAGTAAAATTAAAATCTCCAGCTAATAGTGCAGGACAAAATTACACAATCATTTTGCCTGATAACCAGATTGCAGCAAGTAAGCTATTAAAGGTAAAAAGTATAACTGGTAGCGGTAGTACTGCCGTTGGGCAATTAGAATATGCAGATTCACCTGCTGCTGATCTTAGTAGTTTAAATGCTAGTAATTTTACTAGCGGTACAGTACCAACAGCTAGATATAGTTTAGATGGTTCAGCAGGTGCAGGTTATCAATTAATATCAAAACAAACTGTATCAAGTGATGATACGATTCAACAAATAGATTTCACGAGTTTAGCAGATAATGGAATGTATAAAATGATTATTAAAGAGGCCAATATAAGCGGTTCTGTTAATTATATACACATGCAGTGGTTAGATTCAAGTAATAATGTTCACAATAATATAAGTTATTATAGATGGAGTGATAATACTGATAGTCTTAGTTCAAGTACTGACCAGCAAATACCATTGTACACAGGCAATAATGGGTCTAAATATTATTTTGATATTGAATTTTATACAGCTACACGACATACCGTAAATCACACAAGCTCTGGTTCTAATACTTTCAATAAAACTTTTATGTTAATACAAGGTCATTTAAGAGGTAATGATGATAATAAATGCGAAATTTATGCAGGATTTAATAATGCTACTGATACAGATAGAATACATGGGGTTAGAATAACTGTTTCTCAAAGTGGATATCTTCAATCTGGTACACAAATTTTACTTTACAAATATAATGAGTCTTAAAAAGCACATTAGAGATACTCTTATATATGAATAAGATTGAAGAGATGTTTACCTAGTAAAATAAAAAAATATCATCAGTATGTAGATGTCAAAAATAAAAGTTGATGAAATAGTTAGTACTGCCACAAACGTAAAACTTAGTCCTAAAGGAACAGGGCTCGTAAAAGTAAAAGGTGTAGGTGGAGCAGATGGTACATTACAACTTAATTCTTCTAATAATACTAATTCAGTAAAAATAAAATCCCCTGCTCATAGTTCTGGTCAAAGTTATACTATGATTTTGCCTGATAATAATATTGAGGCAGATAAATTTTTAAAAGTTAAAAGTATTACAGGTAGCGGAGCAACCGCCACAGGACAGTTAGAGTATGCGTCAATAACATCAGCAGATTCATCAAATTTAAATGCTGATAATTTAACGTCAGGAACAGTGCCCTCTGCTAGATTTCCTAGCACAGGTTTTGCAAGCAAAGGTGCTGCTTTTCAATTAGTGCAGAAACAAGCTGTTGGTTCTACTGATGTTACAAGTATTACTTTTTCTAATCTAGAAAACGATACGATGTATAAAATGATTGCAAAACATTTAGTAATAAGAGGAAGTAATATTTATACCAATGAAGTTAATATGAGGATGGCGTGGTTAGATTCTAGTGGCAATGCTCAAGGTATGATACATTATGAAAGATGGTATTACATGAATTCTAGTAGTCATGACCATGGCGAAAGTTATACTGGAAATAACGATATTATAAATTTACGATATAGTTCAACCAACACTATGACTAATTCATTTGTTGCAGATATTTATAATTACCCAGGAAATATGTGGATGACACTTAGAGGGTTTGATCCAAATTATGGCAGTGGTTCAGGTGCTGTTAATGCAAATAAATATGAATTATATGCCACATTTACTGATGAATATAATGCTGATGCAATAAATTGGAGAGCACATGGAATAGAAATTAATTGTACTCCTCTTTCTGACCGAGGATTTACCTCTGGGACGGAAATTCTCCTTTATAAATATATTGAAAGTTAAGTAGCGTAACATAAATATGTTTTAGAATAAAGTAATAATTTATTTATTGTATGTCAAAAATAGAGATAAATGAAATACAATCTTTAACAAGCGATGGAGATTTAACAATAACACCTAATGGAACAGGTGTTCTTGAGGTAACAGGTGATGATATTGATGGAACGCTTCAACTAAATGATTTAACACAATCCAATAATATAAAAATAAAGGCACCTCCTAATAGTGCAGGGCAATCTTACACAATGATTTTGCCTTCTGATAATATAACGGCAGATAAGTTTTTACAGGTAAACAGCATAACTGGTAGTGGAGCTACAGCAGTAGGTCAATTAGGATTTGAGACTGTAACAGCAGATGATCCATCTAATTTAAATGCTGATAATTTATCATCAGGAAACTTACCAACTGCTAGGTTTCCATCTTCTTTTGCAGCCACAGATGCAGGTTTACAGCTTGTATCAAAACAAGAAGTTGGATCTACTAATGTAGCTACAATAACTTTTACAGGTTTTGATGAGGGGATGTATTTGTTAATTGGTAAGAATATTAAATACAGTGCGAATGAAGATCTTTTAGTACTTAGACCAAAAGATAGTAGTGGGAATGATTATGTTAGTGGGGATCTTACTTATGAAACTTTTTATGGACATGGTGATAATGCATTAAGTGTTGGAAATGACAGTAAATATGTTGTAAGAACTGGTGTTGGAAATCACAAGAAATTGGGTTTTATTGCTGAAATTTCTAATTTAGCAAGTTATGGTAGTATTCTAGTAAGGGGAATGGCTCCTATGAAAATTGATAACAAAATGGAAGTGTATGGATCTTTTAAAACTGCAAATAAAAGAATATACTCTTTAGAATTAGAATCAACTGATTCTGCTAACATACTTTTCACACAGTACACACAATTCCTACTTTATAAATACGGAGAAAGCTAATGTACAAAATGGTAGATGGGGTCACCATCAAAATGACAGATGAAGAAATTGCAAAATTAAATGCAAGTCAACCAACAGATGAAGAAATTCTTGCTGAGAAATGGAGATACGTTAGAAGAGAAAGAAATGCATTATTAGCAGCATCCGATTGGAGAGCTAGTACCGATGTTACGTTATCAGATGATTGGAGAACATATCGTCAAGCTCTTAGAGATGTCCCTACACAGTCAGATCCAGATAATATTACTTGGCCTACCAAGCCTAGTTGAGATAAAATTAGCCATTTTAAACTAGATATTACAAGCAATTTAGTTTTAAATTATGTCAAGAGTAAAAGTAGAACATATACGCCATACTTCTAGTAATAATGATTCAGTTACACTTGCATCAGATTCTAGTGTGAGTCTTAAACACAGTGGATCTGCAAAGCTGTCAACTACATCAACTGGCGTAAGTGTCACTGGAGCGTGTGCTGCTACAAGCGTCAGTGTTACTGGAACGTGTACAGCAACAACTTTTTCAGGGTCAGGTGCAAGTCTAACTTCTTTACCAGCAGCTAACCTGACAGGTGCATTACCAGCTATTGATGGTTCTGCCTTAACTGGAATTGCTACACAAAATCCCGCTTGGTTTGGAGCCCAAGATACACACCATCAGATAAGTACCCAAACATATACTGATATTATAAATTTAGGAAATCAAGCAGTAAATCCAAGTGTTAACAATGGTGGGTGGGATGAATCTACAGGTGTCTTTACAGTGCAATCTGGTCAAGCTGGTATTTATTATGCTTTTGGTGCATATGGTATAGATGATATTCAAAGTGATGATAAGATTAGATGTCTTATAAGTAAGAATGGTGGTAGTAATTTTGAGGCGATAGGTGAAACAACAGCACAATCAGCAGGATCGAATAAAATATATCAAGTACAGCATTCACAAATAGTAAGTTTAGCTGTAGGTGATACTTTAAGATTAAAAGGTTGGCATGATGAAGGTACAACTGAATACACAGAACCAAACTTATGTTACTTTGGTGGGTTTAGACTTTTTGCAACTTAATATTGCTGAGAATAATTTAGTAGAAGTTTTTACATAAAATTAGACATTTTAAACTAGATATTACAAGCAATTTAGTTTTAAATTATGTCAGCAATTAGAGTAGAAAATATACGGCACAGACAAAGTTCAGATGATTCGATAAGCATTGCGTCTGATTCTACTGTCACCCTAAAACACTCAAACGCAACAAAATTAGCAACTTCAGGTACTGGTGTAACCGTTACTGGTACATGTACTGCCACTGCTTTTAGTGGTGATGGATCTGGTTTAACAGGACTTTCTTCTGGGTTAGTTTCTGACGCACAAAGAAATACAATAGGAGGTACTAATGCTGGTGGTAATATAGCTTCGGGTGGGGAAGACAATACGATACTTGGGTATGACGCTGGGACGGGAGCAATAACAGGTGATGAGAATGTTTTACTGGGGTTTGAAGCTGGTAAAACTCTCACGAGTTCATTTAATGTTGCAATCGGAGGATTAGCTTTAAAAAGTGCTGCTAGTACTGGAAATGTTGCAATTGGAAGAAATTGTTTAGAAAATTGCACAGGTGGTAACAATACTGCAATTGGAAGGCAAGCTGCTTATAATTTAACGGATGCGGATCAGCACATAGCTATTGGATATAAAGCTTTATATAACTTAACTTCAAGTGCAACTTACACATCCAATATCGCAATAGGTGTTGAGGCAGGGGAAGGACTTACTACTGGAGCTTCTAGAAATGTAGCTATAGGTTTTGAGTGTATGGGTGGTGATCCAGCAGGTGCTGCTAAGTACAATACTGCCATGGGTTATATGGCTTTACAAAATGGTGCTGATGAAGGTGAAAATAATACAGCAATAGGTTATATGTGTATGCGAGGCAGTACTTCTGCTACACAAGCTAATTTCAATTCTGCCCTTGGAAGAGAAGCTTTATATAGTTGTAAAGGAGATAGCAACACTGCTGTTGGCTATCAAGCAGGTTACGATTTAACTACTGGAGGTAATAATTTAATTTTAGGTTCAGGTGCTGGTTGGTCTACTTCTCCATCAGGACAAATCACAACTGGCTCAAACAATGTAGTTCTAGGTAATAACAGCATATCTAACTTATATTGTGCGGACACTTCTATTTCATCATCTGACTCTAGAGATAAAACAGATGTTACCAGCTTTAATATTGGTCTTGCATGGGTAGAGGCACTACGCCCTGTCACTTATAGATGGGATAGAAGAACATGGTACGGTACAGATGAGCAACCTTATGGAACACCAGATGGATCTAAGAAAAGAAGTAAATTACATATTGGATTTTTAGCACAAGAGGCATTGGAAGTTGAGAAAACAAACGGTTATGGCACATCTAATGACGATTCTCTTGTAGTTCATTTAAATGAAGATGAAATGTCTTATGGAATGAAGTACGAAAGGTTAGTGCCTATTTTGGTAAATGCTATAAAAGAATTATCAGCTAGAGTAAAAACCCTTGAAGGAGGGTAATAGCAATATTATTTGGAAAAATTAGCCATTTTAAACTAGATATAAAGTAATAGAAAATTTAGATGGCATACATAGGATCAGAACCTAATTTCCTAAATCAAAATAGGGAAGTTGATGATATAAGCGGTAGTTTTAACGGAAGTACTACGACTTTTAACTTACAAGTCTCTGGTCAGAGTATAAATCCAGAAAGTGTCAATAATACTTTAGTTTCTGTTGGTGGTGTATTACAAAATCCTGGAACGGACTATACGATTAATGCAGCCACTATAGTTTTTACCACAGCTCCAGCTAGTGGGTTAGATTTTTGGGGGTTGGTATTAGGTGAATTAGTAAATACAGGAGTCGTATCTGACGGAACAGTGACAACAGCAAAAATTGCTGGACAGGCTGTGACTGCTGCTAAATTAGCAAACACCTCAGTTTCTGCTGGTAGTTATACAAATGCGAGTATTACAGTAGATGCACAGGGTAGACTCACAGCAGCCTCTTCAGGAGGAATTACTGTACAAGAGGAAGGTAGTTCATTATCTACGGCTGCTACCACTTTAAATTTTGTTGGTAGTACTGTAACTGCATCTGGCACTGGTGCTACAAAAACCATCACAATCACCAGTGCTGCAGGCGGTTTAAGTTCTGATTCACAGTACAACACAGTAGGCGGTACTAATGCTGGAGACAGTTTTACTGGCACTGATGCGGTTAATAATACACTTATTGGGTATGACGCAGGTACAGCAATCACAAGTAGCGATAATAATACTGCAATAGGTTTTGAAGCTTTAAAATCTCAAACAGATAACCAAAATGGATCAAATGTTGCCGTAGGTGCGTATGCTTTAAAAACTACTACTGGACACCAAAATGTAGCAATTGGCTACCAAGCACTAGAAGATGCAACTGGAAATGTTAACACTGCTGTTGGTTTTCAAGCACTGCTAGAAAACACATCAGGACATAGTAACTCTGCTTTTGGATATAATGCTTTACGAACCCAGACTACTGCTAATGGAAATACAGCCTTTGGATATATGGCTGGTTATTATGCTACTACTAATTATCACACTTTTGTTGGTTATCAGGCAGGTATGAATAATAGCACTGGTGTTGAAAATACATTTGTTGGTCATGAAGCAGGTAAAGCAAATACTACAGGGAATGAAAATGTTTTTGTAGGTCGGATGGCTGGTACAGCTAATACTACAGGAGCAAATAATGTTGCCGTGGGATGTTTAGCTTTAGATAGTTGTACTTCTGGTCAAGCTAATACCTGTGTAGGTAGGGGTGCTGGTAGTGATATAACTGGAGGGAGTAGTTTCGCTGGATCTAACAACACTTGTATTGGATTGATTGCTGGATCAACAATTACTACAGGAAAATATAATATAGTTATAGGTGCACACGCAGCAGCTAGTAGTGCAACTGTAGACTATGAAATTACTTTAGGTACTAGCAGCATTACCAGCTTGCGTTGTGCAGTAACTTCAATAACTTCTTTATCAGATAGAAGAGATAAAACTGATATAGTTGATTTACCTGTAGGATTAGATTTTGTTAATACCCTTAAACCTCGCCAATTTAAATGGCAGACACGAGAAGGTGTACCAACAAAAGATGGTACAGTAAGTGCTGGTTTTATTGCACAAGAATTACAAGAGGTTCAAACAGGTGCAGAGTATCTTGATTTAGTTTATGACTCAAATCCAGATAAACTTGAGGCAACACAAGGAAACCTTATTCCTGTTTTAGTAAAGGCAATACAAGAATTATCAACAAAGAATAATGCACTTGAAGCAAGAATACAAGCTTTAGAAACAGCATAAATTCTAATCAGAATAGACATAGGCAACTTGCAGTAATTAGATCAATTTAGTAAAATTTAAATAAATACTAAAAAAATGCAGAAAATTTTTAACGCAATAGCTGTTGCTTCAGGAGTACTTTCTTTAACAGTTGTAGGTAGTGGTTTGTTTGTTTACATCAATAAAGATGCAATAATAAACACTATAAAAGAAAAAGCTATGGAATCAATTACAGGTAATCTAGGAGATTCTTTAGGAGACTCTCTTCCTATACCTGATGTTACTGGTCCAGTAGTACCTAAACTTCCTTCAACTAATTTCTAAAATTGTCTGATATTCCAGAAATTTCAATTAATACTGTAGTAATTCCTAAACTTGATAATTATTATTTTTCAACTGTACAATCATTACCGCAGAGTCCTCCAGTGACTTTACAGATTGGTAATCCAATCATAGATTTGCCAGGCTGTGTGAAATTTAACGATTTAAACAAGAAATCAAAAAATTTAGTAGATGAGGATGAGAGAGGAAATGTAGTTTTATGTGATGCTGGATCTCCTACTTATGAAGCAATAGATTACCAGCCAGAAGAATTAATTTATGTTGAAGATGCTGTAGTTCCTAATGTACGAACTGCCCCAAGAAAAAAACAAGAACAAAAAGAAGAAGAACAAAAAGATAATGAGAGTGAATTAGGAACTCCTGATCCAAAATTAGATAACATACCAAAAGATAATCAGAAAGAATGCCCAGCTCCAAATCAACCAAGAGTTGGAGATTTAACACGTAGTGGAGATGAGATAGTTGTAGGTCATGAATTACAAGGAAATATTTGTGTAATTTTGTATGAACCAAGCTCTAGTCTTGAAAAATTACTTCCAAATACATCGCAAGTAAGCACTACAGCTGCAATCGCAGTAGTAGCAACGGCTTCGGCAGCTGCAACACCCATCTTATTAAAGTTAATAAAGCCCTTAATAAAGCAACTTATAAAGAGAATTAAAGGTTTATTAGGAAAAAAAGATAGAGAAAAATTTAAAGGATTGAAAAGAAAAAAGAAACTTATTTCGGAATCGAATGACGATGATTAGGAACAACACCGTGAGGATTTGCAACTACAATATCCGCACAAATCTGAGCTGATGGACTAGTTTTTGCAAACGTCACTCCCAACCGTTTTTGCTCGGCACAGTGCTTCAATCTTGCCATCTCGAAATCTAATCTTTTATTAGCTAATATTTGTTTATTTATTTGATTCTGACTGCTGGAAGCACGTAGACAATTTTCATTGTGTCTTTTATCAAGAGGTATGGTTATATTCATACTGATACCCCATCCAATATTGTGATTTGTTTTTTGACCTGTTCTTACAGGTTTTTCATAAAGAATAGCCCCAGGATTGTCTAATAAACCATCATTATCTACATCTGAATTATCATATACAGGATCAAGATAAGAAGGTTCATAAGGTTCTTTCCATGAGTCTTGCAATGTAGCAAAAGGAGTAATTGTAAGAGTAGATCCTTGACAGGAAACCCCACCTCCATATGTATTAGTAAGGTACGGTCCGGCTAAATTTTGCACCGCTAAATTTGAGACTGACCCCGAAGAATTCGCAATCGGGTTTGCAGTAGCTGAAACCCCTCCCACCTCGTTTGCATATATAGGAGCACTAAATATATTTAAAGCTAAAAGTAAATATTTTACTGACTGAAGGTTGAAGTTGTATCTGTTACAGATTTTATGTCGGTAGTCCTCTGGATTATCGTCTGTGATTTTAATCCCGGCTGGCTCAGTGTAGTTGTCATCTGCCAAGGTTTTGTCTCGTCTATGATCGAGAAGTTTGGCATATTTGAGGAATCTAAATTTGTCCACGTTGAATTAACTCCATTCAGCGTTTGAGTAACACTTTTGGCTGGAGGAACCAAACTACTACTATCTGTCTTTATATTATTGCCAGTTACGGTATATTGCCAGCCTGTTTGATAATCAATTACATTTATTGTCTCAGTCACTTTTGAAGTAGTCTCAGTATGAGACTGAAGTACACCTGTATTAAAGTTTGGAACTACTGGTACTGCCTTCGCAGTCGTGCTCATCAGACTTAGAAAGATTACAGGTATTATTTTTCTCATCTGTCTCATCATCTTCTTTTTCTTTTATTGCAAAGGCATGATCCTTTAGTTTCATTTTATTAAAATTTCGCTTACAAATTGACCTGTCGCAACTGTACCTGCGCCTCCAGAAGTCAACCCAATAGTTGAAGATGAGTCAATTGTACCTGCAAGTGATCCTGCGACCCCTGCTGCAGTTGAAGTTTGATCAGAATAAGCAGCTACTGCACCTGTGCTTGGAGCACTTGTGGCTATCGCATCTGCTTGTGTAAATGATTGCGTGAAACTCCAAGATTCACCTGCTGTGGCCTGCACTGCTGAAAGTGTAGGTATTGAACCAACTCCTGAAGATATCGTCAATGAGCCAATTGAGTTAGTAGCTGAACCACCTTCAGGTGTATACTGAGTAGTTACATTGTTTCCAGAAACACTATAGCTATTTCCGATTCGTGATACTTGAGTGGCAGCAGCGTTTACTTGTAGCTGTATGCTGCTAGATAATTTATGAGTGATATCTGCTCTGGCTGCTGGGGCAAATATCAATATCAACAAAGGGAATAATTTCCGCATTTTTAGTACCTTTTAATTACTATACATAAGTTTACATGAGGGTAGACTTAGTATGTATTGAGATTATAAAATGACTGAAAATTTAAAAGAGTCTTCTAAGACACAAGAGAAAAAAAATGTTTTCTCAAAAATCAAAGAAAGCATTGATGACAAAGAAGAGCAATTAGAAATTTTAGGAACCTTCATACGATTGGGCGTTATGGTCTGGGCCGGATTCATAATTTCTTTAAATTATGTCTCTTTTCCAGGCTTAGCTAAAGATGGTGGACCCAAGGACATCACTTTCATAGCAAGCGTTTTCACAGGGTGCCTAGCCACATTTTCGGTGGATGTGGGTAAGAAAAAGAATGATGGAAAAGACGGATCTAAACCACCATCATCATCTTTACCTACTCAGATCTTGCGTATCGAACAGGCTCCGATTAAAATAGTGACAGAGACTAGTTCTAAGAAAAATGTATAGCAGATATAGGAGAAATTGGGGAATAATAGCTTTAGTATCCATCTTAGGGATATCTAATATCTCTTTGATGAGTACTTTAGTTACTAATAGATTTAAAAGTCCATATCCTAATGTTAATTTTCCAGTTGGTCCCTATACTTCTTACAGTATTGTTGCATCTGAAAAAGGCTACAGTATCAAATATAAAGCAAACGATCCAAAAGTTTTAAACCGAGTTAAGTTACTTACTGAGCCAAAAGGTGTATTTGGTAATAAAGAGTCAAAATTAAGTTTAAGAGAAACTTATACAATGCAACGAGAATCTGGTAAAGATGGAGTAGAGGGAACCGTAATGACTGAGAAAGACATTGCTTGCATAAAAGTAGAAGGTAGTGGAAACGCTACAGGAAAAGTCGTAGGAGCCTCTGTAGGAGTTAAAGCTGCACCTGCATTTAGTAATATACCAATCGTTGGATGGCTTGCTGCAGGCTTTGTAACTATGTTTGCACAGGATAAAGGATCAGAGATAGGTGGACAGATAGCAAGAGACTACAATGATTGTTAATAGATAATTCTAGGGTTATACTCAAAGTAGTTACATATTAAAAATGTCTTGCGGAGTATCATTAGAAAATCTTAAAAATTTTGAAAAGCAAATAGATGAACAGGCTTCAACATTATCAAAACAAATACAGCAATTAGAATCTCAACTTATAACAGCTAAAAATTCTTATTTAAAAGTTTTAGGTGCTAAAGAAATTATAGAAATACAAATTAAAGAAGCAGAAGCTGCTGAGAGTTCTCCAGTAATAGTACCAGAGGCAAGTGGTGATTAAGATGTTAAAGGAGATGAATAGAGACAGATATAAAGCCTTACAATTACTAGCAGATCATTTACGCACTCCGTCAAAAGATTTATCTCTTAATGCAATTTTTAATGATGTAAAAGATGAAGACCTTAAATGGGTTACAGAAAAAATTCATTATTATTTATTAAGACTTCTCGAAGATGCAGACTATGAAAAAGAAGAGGATGTAGAGCTAGTTTCATTATTGGATTAACCACTACATTTGTGTAAGTTTATGCAGCATAAAGTTTCTACAAGGTTGCAAGGTACATGTGATTCACTGCGAGCAAGATTTATTAGCCAATTTAATTGAACTCTCTCCAAAAAATGCTCGCCATAAATTTCGACAATGTATATTTGAATCTTGGAATTGGAAATGTGCTTACTGCGATAAAGAAGTAAACAAAGACACTGCGACAATAGATCATATACTTCCAAAATTTAAAGGTGGACATAATGTTAAATCAAATATGATTTGTTCTTGTTCCAAATGTAATAGATTAAAAGGATCACATCTTCTTGAAGATTGGTACAATCCTAAATTTAAATTTTTTCAAAAGGAGAGACTTGATAAGATAAAGCAGTGGATGGATCAAGACAGCTCTATAAAAATCCTATCCCCAGATAAAGCAACACCTTATATAACAAATGACTTCTACATCGGATGGGTCGCTTCCTGAAGACCAAGCAAAAGCATTTGCAAGACAATATGCTGAAGAATTACAAGCAGAAAAAAGAGCTAAAAATACTGAATTGGTAAATTCACGAATTCAAGAAGCCGGAGATGATGCTTTATATGGTATGCGTGGTATGGATCTAGT